AACCCGTAGGAGAAAAATTATGGCAATAACATCTGCAGTTTGCACAAGTTTTAAAGTAGAACTTTTAAAAGGAGTTCACGATTTTACAGCAACAACAGGAAACACATTTAAAATAGCATTATACACAAGCTCAGCAACTTTAGGCGCTGGTACAACAGCTTTTTCAGCAACAAACGAAATTACAAATTCATCTGGAACTGCATACACTTCAGGTGGAGCAACACTTACAAGTGTTACACCAACATCTGATAGCACTACAGCAGTTTGTGATTTTAACGATGTAAGTTATACAAGTGCATCTTTTACAGCTAATGGCGCATTAATATACAATAGTTCTGCATCAGGTAATCCTGCATGTGTTTCTATTGCATTTGGTGGAGACAAAACTGTTTCAAGCGGAACTTTTACAATTCAATTCCCAACAGCAGACGCAACGAACGCAATCATACGATTAGCATAAGGAGGAAGTCCTTATGGCCAATACTTGGAACCAATCAGGCACAACCTGGAACACTGGCCGTTGGGGCACAACCGATGCTATAACAACTGGTTGGGGTGCAGACACTTGGAATGATGGTGGTTCTTGGGGCCAAGCTAATGATGAAATAGCAATTTTAACAGGTCAAACTATAACTGCCTCTTTAGGTGAAGTAGTTGCATCCTCTGAACAAGGTTGGGGCAGAGATCAATGGGGAAAAGAACCTTGGGGAGAGAGTTTTAGTCCTGTTATAGCTGTAGATGGATTATCAATAACATCATCGGTGGGTTCTATATCAGCTTTTAATGAACAAGGTTGGGGTAGAGATACTTGGAATTTTGAAAGTTGGGGTTTTTCTGGTCTAACTGTAGAAGTAACCGCTCCTGATGCTATTACATCAAACTTAGGAGCTAATGGTTGGAGTAATGCAACTTATGGTGAAAACGGTTGGGGAATGTTTACACTTAACCCTGCTGATGTAGTAGGATTAACAGGAGTTTCTTCAACATCTGGAGTTGGTTCAACAACAATTATATTATCACCTACAGTAACATTATCTGGACTCGCTGCAACTTCTTCTGTTGGATCAATAAGTATTGATGACATGACAATTGGTTTAACAGGTCAAGCAACCACGTCCTCTGTTGGAACATTAGGATTTGATTTAACCTCTGTAGTAATACCAACAGGCCAACAAGCAACTTCAAGTGCAGGTGAATTAATAGCAGGTATTGTAGAATTTGTACCAATAACAGGAGTGTCAGCAACATTATCTGTAGGTTCAATAACTCCAGACCAAATGACAGTAAGTTTTGATGGTGTTTCTGCAACATTTAACGTAGGAACTTTAGCACCTGCAGACGTAATGGGATTAACAGGTCAACAAGCAACTGCCTCTGTGGCTGCTTTTGGCACTGCTTCAGGCTTTGGAATTCAAGCATATTCTAACGTTGACACAGGTTCAAATTCTTCGTATACAGATGTTGCAACTGGATCAAATACAAGTTATACTGACGCTGCATAGGAGATAAAATATGGCATCAACATATACGGGACTAGGAGTCGAACTTCAAGCAACTGGTGAAAACGCCGGAACATGGGGGACGAAAACTAACACAAACTTACAAATTTTAGAACAAATATCAGGTGGATTTACACAACAAGCAGTATCTGATTCTGGAGATACAGATCTTTCAGTATCTGATGGATCTACTGGTGCAACTCTTGCACACAGAATGATAGAATTTACTGGTTCGCTTACATCAGGCAGAAACGTAACTATACCTATTGATGTTCAAACTTTTTACTTTTTAAAAAATTCAACAAGTGGTTCACAAAACGTAACATTTAAATATGTTTCAGGGTCTGGTAGTACTGTAGCTGTCGCTCCTTCAAGCACCGCAATAGTATTTGCATCAGCTAACGATGGAACAAATCCAGACATTATTGACATTGGAATGGGTGATGTAACACTT